CTAATGGTCGGTTACTGGTGGCCAGAACCGGGGGAAGAAAGAAACCCCCAGCCCTAAACTAGAAGCGAACTTGCGTTATATGCTCAAGGTAGACACTGTTCATTAATGTGTCGCCAAGGTTAAATAACTTGGGTTGCGATAGCTTTTATTCCACTCAGACCTCATCTCCAATGAGGAGGCCCCTTTGGTCTTATCTGAGATCCACGCCACACTCTGACTCCGACTCCACGTCGGTGAAGAGCTCCTGATAACGGTTTGGCCAGTCTTTTACGATGGTCAACAGGGATCCCGTCAGGGACCCGATTAGACGTTTCAGCATTACAAAGTGTGTACGTTCAATTGCCGAGAGACCTTCAGTCTCTCGGACAAGCGCTCTATATTTTTGGCAGACTCTTTGTCCGCTTAGCATTGCTCTTCGTATGAAGGTGCATTCACTCCAGACGTCGGTAGTTCGGACGAGTGACTGTTGAAGTCGCCAGGTCCCACCGTAGTCAGGTCCAGAGAGATACTTCCCGCAAGGGATGTCCAATTTCTTCTTAAACGGTCCCCAAGATTTTCGTGCTAGGATGTAATCTAGACGATTATCGGACTGAAGTTCGGGATGAAACGTTAAGTCAAAGCCTGAGGGTCCGGTCGAAAGACCAAGACCAGACCAGAGCTTCTGACGTCTCGTCCAGATGTTATGTTCCACAGCCTCTTGAACGAACAGAGGTAGACCCTTGTGGAACTCGAAGGACTGCGAAAAGGTACTCAAAGCCTTCAAACAGTGATCTTCACTCAATTCCTCCTTGTCGCCAGCTGTTGAACAGCCGGTCTTTTGGATCCCAGTGATGAATGAGAAATTCACAAAGGGACGTGGGGTGATCTTAATCTCCACCTCCTTACGATAATCATCGTTAGGAGCCATGTCAAATATTCTTGAATTGACCATAAGGAAGCGATCTGAGTAATAGTTCTTGCCTATGCTAGGTTCCAAACCTACAGCACAGGTATCCTTCTTCCAATCGACATACCCCGAAGGGGTCAAAAAGCACAGCATGTCATCCCCATTGATCAACATGGGGCACTCACGTAAAGTGAGACGCCTTCCCAAATCTCGCTCGAGAGCGGATCGGGTGATCGCGGCGTTGATGATACATAAGAACGGGAAACTAAAGACACAACCCATGAGTTGTCCATTCGTTTGGACACCAAGGTCGAGTTCTTCGTCACCGTCCATGCAGTGCATCCAGGAACCTACGAGCCCATTTCTCATAATGGCTTTTAGGTCCTTGTCGTCGGTGCAACTCTCAACAGCTGCCAAGCTAGCAGAGAGTGCCATAACATTGGTTGCCGCGCGGAAATCAGCGCTGACAGCCCGAACTATCCTGAACATCGAAGGGAAACAATCATCACATGCCAGCTTAGCTTGCTGACAGAGATCCGTGATGATTTCCGATGTTACAGGTGTCCCCGTGAGTTTAAAACACGGGAACTTTTGGAGCAGTTTCCAGAGACGCTTTTGTATAGGCTGCCAGATGTGGTTTGCCTCGAAGCGCGAAACTGATATTGGACGAACCTTCAAGGGTTCAAGGATTCCTCGGAATAAGATCTTTCGCAAGTCTGACTTGTTACCAAGTAAAGACTCGAGTAGAGTTCTTTGTTTCTCCTCTGACCAGTTCTCCTCGGAGTATGCGCCTAGCCCATCGACGATGGGAGAGAAGTTCTCAGCGTTAATACGCTTCATTACCTTCTCCCTACGACGGCTAAGCCAGTCACGCTCGTGAAGAGTCCAGGCCGGCACACGGTCCTCCCAGGTTCCCAACCAAGGGTGGTATCGTATGCGGGCGAGTTTCTCATCCCAAAAATGTACCCAACGCTTAGATCCTACGACCTTCGAATAACAAAGGCCGAGAGCCCCCCCGTTCTTACGGGGCCCATCGATACACGCATGTGTTGACATGGTCTCGAATGGATCAGCTGTTAGGTAGTCTTGTATTGAACCAAGATCCTTGCCAAACACCTCTTGGGCTGTTCGTTTCACTTCGAACAGCAGGTTTGTTGGTACCACTTTGACGGCGCTTAGATCATTAGCACCGGACTTCAGACTGTTGATAACGTCTTCATCGTCTAGGAGTGGCATACCCTTCTTCACCCCCTGCAGGATCGTGTTACGATACTCTGCAGCCCTTTTCGGCTCTTGGTTACTGGACGCCTTCTGGCGAGCGATTTTATCAAGCTCACCAATAAATAAGGTGCCAGGTCGATCGGACCCAAAGAGAGGTGGTATTTCTTGAGCATTTCCATCCGAGTCTTTCTCATAGATGGAAAAGAATGCACAAAGGTGGAACTTCAGGAACTTTGCCCAATCGTTATCGTAGCAAAGACAAGCATATTTTATAATAGTTTGCTCTAGTGAATTCCCGTTTCCTTTACACTTCTGAACTTTTTTGAAGTGGGTTGTTAGTGCGCGCCACAGGACATCTACAATGTCTGTGGCTTGACGGATAGCTTCAACAAGCTTATCCGGGTCAGCTGTTTTCAAGCTGAAGGACCAATCCTTGCTTAACGAAAGCAAGGACAGACAAAATGAACGAGAGACTGCTATGTTCCTTCCCCTCCAGGGGATTAGAACATCATGCATACCTTTCGTACACTCCGTCTGGGGACCTTCGGTGAGACTACATCTCACACTGGCAATCACCTTACGCCAGTCTATTCGTTGGAGGGCTTTTTTCACATCAGTATCAAATGTAGGCTTGTTAAAGCTTTCGTTAGACATTAA